TCGTTGTATAGGATTTCCGCGAATGTTTTTTTGATTTATAATGCGGAAATCCCACTCCCGGTTCCCGGAAAAATTTCCGGAAAGCCCCTTCCAGATTTAACTGTACATTCGCCAGCGCAAGAGAATCTACCTCTTTCAGCCATGGATATTCTTTTTTATATCCGGCCGGCGTATTTTTCAGCATCTTTTTTTCTTCCTGATAATGACGGATCTTATCCGCAAGCATCCGGTTATAGAGAAAACGACTGCAGCCGATCGTCTTCTCTATCTGGGTTATCTGTGGGTTGCTATCAGTTACTACTACTAATTTATAACACTATTTTATTAAATCAGATAGCAATAAGATCTTTCCATGTTGCCGGTCCGCATACTCCATCTACTTCCAAGGCTCCGTTTCTTGATTTCTGGTATGCTTTAAGTGCATAAATAGTATTGTCCCCAGCTTCTCTGTCAAGGTCAAGAGCTTTGCTGTTTCTTCCTTTGAATCCTCTTGCAACAAGAATCTCCTGCAAAAGCAATACGGATGTTCCTGTGCTTCCTAACTGTACTGTTTCCGGTTCAAACATGTATTTACCTCCTGTTACTGTGTTACTATTTTCCTTTGTGTTGCTTGTCTCTCCATTAACAATACTGTAATCTGGTGTACAGAATTTTGTTCCAGGGAGTTTACTGTTCAGGTAGCTTTTCGCGCATACTCCTCCACCATTGGCTACGATTTCAGATGCTCCCGACGTATTGCCCTCAATCGTATAGAATCTGTCACCGATTACTGCTGTAACGATTCCTGTGTGTGTAAAAGTTCCTCCGCGGTAAAAGATCACAATATCTCCTACTTTCGGGTTTGCATTCCTTGTGAAAAGGTTTCCTAAGGTCGGGCAGTATACATATGGCCAATGTTTGAGAAGCTTCTTTGCATTTTCTAATCCGAACGCCTTCATAAAGCACCAGCTCACAAAGCAGGCGCACCACGCCTGTCCCTGGTATCCTGGGTAAACGTCGCGCCAATATTTTGTGTAATTAGCTGATCCTGCATTTGCGGTTTTGTCGTTCAGTTGATTGTTACTTTTTTTCTCTAAGTATCCAATCTCATTTTTTGCAATCATTATAACTTTCTCAATCGCTTTATCCATGTTGATTCCTCCTTCCTGTACAGCATAATCTTTGTAGAATATGTTTCTGTCTACCGTTCCAGCAATTCCCGGTATCTTTGCTTTACTGGAGTACTGCCATCCTACTCCGAAGTCTGGGCGCAGGCGTTCCTGCAATGTTCCATTATCGTTTTGTGGATAGCGTGCTACCCAAAATTCATACTTTTTCAAATGGCTGCATATTACATTTTCGTACCAGTCTACATTGCAATAGATTCCGAACTTATACCCTGCCTTAACAATAATCTTTTCAAATGCTTCTGTCATTTTGTGGAGGCTTTCAGCTCCAAGTGCTCTCTGATTGTTCCACTCAAGATCTAACCAGACTGGAAATTGCAATTTCCGTCCAGCTAATACAGAAATAATTTTCTGTGCCTCTGACTCAATCTCTGGGATTGTCATTGCATAAGAGTATTTATATACTCCTGTTGGAATGTTATGCTCCTGGCACGCTTCATAATTTTTTTCAAAATATTTATCTGTAACGTTCCCGGCTTCTGTGATCCGGAGAATAGCGAACCCCATACCGTAATTCGCGGCTGTTTCCCAGTTGATATTTTTCTGCCAGGCGGAAACGTCAATTCCTTTGATTTCCATGTTTACCTCCAGGAAAAGCCCGGCATTATACCGGGCTGTGCAAAATTATTTTGTTCCATCAGAAAACAAGTTGTTCAGGTTTTCGTCCGCCTCTACTTCCGGGATTCCTGCGACGCTTGTGAGCAGACTTACAACTCCAGCCACTACTGCAGATGATACAACCATCTTCCAGTCCACTGCAGAGATCACACTTCCGGCTCCGATCACGCCCACTGCAGTCTGTGCCATTGTCTTTACTGCTCTGATTCCTGCTTTCTTCCACCATTTCACTGTGTCTACGCTTGGCTTAAATACGCAATTTTTAAACATTTTACTCCTCCTTATAATCCAAACTGTTTTGCAATAATTCCAACTGCAATACCTAATATAGCTGTTAATAAGTAACTTGTTACTGTCCGCCACTTTTCCCCGTCTCTTGACTCAAGAGCTTCCAGTCTTGCGCTCTGCTGTCCCTGCTCTTTCACCATGTTCTCCATGTTGTTTGCAAGCGTCTGTACAGATGTAACTAATTCCTGGAGCTGTTGAACACTGTTTTCCAGAATTTCAATCCGTCTGTTCTGTCGGTTGTCTTCTGCCTCAATTCTTTTGCGGAACTCCTCATGTTCTGCTCTTGAAATCTGTTCATTTTCCATGCTTATTTCCTCATCATCTACGTCTGCATATTTGCGGCAGGAATACTCAATTATGTCTAAATCTTGCTGTATATCCTCCAGAGGTTTTGCTTTCTCTTTGTCTTGAATATACAGCAGTAAATCATAAATAGAAGACCATTGCCTGCTAATAATTTGTAATTTAGTCATGCTTCCCGATTACTCAGTAATTTCCTCCATGCCTGCATTAATAAGAAGTTTTTTTACCTTTTCTTTTAACAGACGTGGAACTCTGTTATATTCCTCTTTTGCTTCTTCAATAGTATCTTTACTTAAAATTTCAGTAACCCATAATTTTGCCATCATTTCTTTATCTCCTTTGCTCAATAACATTATAATTAAATTTCTACGCATAAACCTGTTCGCTCATTTCCAGCAGGCAGTCTTTCAACATTTCGATCTGTTCTGCCTGCTCTGCAAATTTCTGTTCAGTGCTTTTTTCTTTCTCCGGAATATATTTCAGATATTTTTCCGGTGATGCTCTTACAGTTTCCTCTGAGATCTTCTCCTGTTTTTCCCGGAACTGGTTAAAATCATATTCGAATACTGTCTGTTCTGTCTCCGGATCCGTATCCGGATAAGTTTCTGTAACAGTCTTTTCATTCAGACATATCATTACATCCACGTTTCCATCAGGCAGCGCATTCCAAGTTACAGGATCCTGTTTTTCTGTAAATCTTGCTTTCACGACTTACCCTCCTTTTCGCTTTCTCAAATATCTTATCTACGTTATACTTTTCTCTGAAATATTCAGAGTCGGAATGTTTGAACCATCCGTAATATGCTATACACCGGTACGCAAGATCTAATGGTATCGCTTTTCCTTCCTCTGCATACTTCCCGGCTTTTACAAATGCCCTGCGTCCTCTCAGGAAAATGCTCCGCCTTACTTCTGTGTGATCCCGATATATTTTGAATCCCATCATATCAATATGTTCTCCATGATGTTTTCCGTCTTTGTCTATCCAGTCGATCTGGAACAGCTTCCAATCTGGTTTTACCGTCAGATCTAAATACTCATTCATGTATTTAATCAGGAGTTTCATTGCTTTTCTCACATCTGTCTTTCTGCTTCCGATCAGTAGGAAGTCGTCCATGTAGAACAATACATGATTAATCAGCCTGATTTCTTCTGCTGTTCCGTCTCGGTGTTTCTTCCTCTTGAACAGCTTTTCAGCAGCATAATGATAAGCTGCACTCAGATAATAATTACAGAGCCATTGGCTCAAGTATGATCCGATTGACAGCCCCTGATCGAATGAGTCAATTAAAACGAAAGTCAAATAAAGCAGGTCCTCATTTCTGACCTGCTTCTCTAACATTCTTTTCAATTTTCTCCTGTTGATGGATGGATAGCATTTCCGGACATCTCCCTTTGCTGCTACTCTGGTCTTGCCCGGATTCTTGCGGATCCAATTTTCAATTGCTTCTTTTCCATAGATCTGTCCTCTCCCTGGAATGCTCGCACATTGATAAGTTCCTACTTTTCTTACAAATAATTCTTTTAAGCCGTTTGTGGCTACATAATCGTATATCTGCTGTTTTATGCACTCAACGCCTATATCTCTTACTTTCCCTGAATTTCCATCCAGCCTTGCGCTTGTCTTTATAGGATCAAAAGATACTTTTCTGAGTTTTATTTCTTCTTCCATTCCTGCCGCTGCTGTGCAGACTAAATTATGTAACCAGTCTTTAAAGTTTTCTTTTATAATCCTGTGTATCTGCCTGGCTGTAATAATATTCGTATAGTTTGCCAGAAATCGGGCTGTATCCATACGGTTCCATTTATCGCTCAGGCATTCATAGATACATGCGGTTATAAAGTTCTGATCTAATGTTATATTTTTACAATACCGTTTCATTCGTTTCTTGATATAAGGGGTTTTCGGTTTTTTTACTCACCCCACGCATGAATCAACTGCATTCATGGTCCTTGTCCCAGGCTCCTATACTCCCGATCACAAGGTTCGGCTTCAATCAAATTTCGGTGATGCCCCACGCTGCTGTTGCAGGCTCCGTCCTGCGGAGCGAAATGTAACACAAATATCAAGTCATTTTCAAGAAAATCCGGAGACGATATTCCAGTTCGCATTGCCAACGCCATTGTTCGCATTCAGAATCCAGAGGCCGTAAATCGTGCCATTGTTCAGATTGCCCAGGGACAGCCAGGGAACAGGAACCGCTACCTCGTGTTACAAGTCCGTAATTAATTGGTATTAGGCTTTCCACAGGTGATTAGTTGTCAGTTACATGGAGGGGACGGCCCCTCTGTCAGGCGGCCGCCTGCCATTCACCCCGCGTGCCGTGCGATGAAACGCCGGAGACGATAAACCAGTTCGCACCGCCAACGCCATTGCCCGCATTCAGAAACCAGAGGCCGCAAAACGTGCCATTGTACAGAGCGCCCAGGGACAGCCATTCTCTTTGTCCACTTGTACTTTCATCTGTATACAGTCCGTTGCAGAATCCTGTTGTACTTCCGGCTTTTGTTTCCGTCGGTACCATGATTCCCAGGGCTGGATCAACAAAGCATTTTGAGATGTATTTCCAGGATGCTGCAGTGTATGTTACCTGAGCCGCTACTTTCTTATATCGTGTCTTTGCTGCATTCATATCTGTTGTAAGCAGTGACGCGTCCATACAGATATATACGTCTCTCTTTGGTGTTCCGTCTTCATCTGTAACAATATCCATAAATACATTGCTGAGAACTTCATAAGCCCCGTATCCGGTTTCGATTCCCTGGATCTTAAATGGATTCTTATTATCTGTATTTGAGAACGGTGATCCGTCTGATCCAAGCACGCTGTCAGTTGAGCCGGTCCGCCACGGCATTGTTGAGATGCAGGTTGTCAATGTCGTGTTGAATGGTTCTGTATCCAAATATATTGCAGAATTTGTATCGTCTACCGGTTCGATCTTCAAGATCTTAATGTCATATGCAAGATTGTGCATGTATGCGTAATATCTGTCTTTATTTGTATTTGAACCAATATCCCCGACAGATACATAAGACCCAACAATATAATTGTTTGCTTTTGCTTTTGGGAGAATCACTCTTGTTACTCCGGTTTCTGCAACTGCTGCCATTTCCTGCATTGAATAAGAATTGCATCCAGCCATAACGCTTCGGCTGTTCGTTGTTGCATATAAAATAATCATCATGAGCTGTTTGTAAAAGAGATCCCAGTTTGTTGTTCCCACGTACATTGAACCTTTCTTTCTCATGTATGCGATCAGCCCTGTGTGTGATACTGGTTTTCCTCCTTTCTGGCTTCCGTTTGCCAGAATCAATCCAGCGGAGCTGTACGGCACTCCATCAATGTCTCCGGCTCCGTATTTTCCGTGGATCATAAAAGGTGAAATTGTTCCGTCTGGATTAATTGACTCTCCCATTGGTCTAAGGCCAAGGGCTTCGTTCGGACTGTCTGAATAATGATAATCTACATACTCAGGATTGTCTGTGATTCCAACCCATGCGGACATTGTGACCTCTCCGACATCCACCTTTCCAGTTTTCCTAAAATCCGGTTGTCCCTGCAGTGCAGTTACATGGTTAAAGCCTTTATTATCTACGGTAAAATTACATGGAAAGTGCATGAATACGCCAATCTCTCTGTAATCGTCCTGCCCGATCACAGTATTTGTAGACGGTTTTCTCACAAGTCCCTCGTTGTCATTCAGTTTCACGCCTGTTGGACTGGTAGAAGTGTCATACTTGTAGATTCTCGTTGTATATACTTTTCCAGTCCTGCGGAGGGCAAAAAAGTTTGATAATGCGTTTTCAATCCCTCCGCCAGCTGCAGTAATATTCTGGATCTGTTTATTTGCTTCTGCCTGAATGTTGTTTACCGCAGTCTCTCCGGTTTCCTGGAGATCTTCTTGCAGCTGTGTTCCCTCTGTAATTTTAGTTCCCAGAGATGTATCCAGGCTTGTTGCGGTCTTATTTGTTGCATCCAGATCTGTTTTTGTTTTGGTTGCAGTTGTGTTTGATGTATCCAAGGCAGCTTTGGTTTTGCCTGCTGCCGTGTTGGAAGCGTCTAAGTTCTTCTTACTTGTGTCTGCTGTTTTAACTGCAGCGTCCAGTTGGCTCTTGAGCGCTGTTCCCTGGGTGATGTTAGATTCCAAATCAGTTTTCAGTGTTGTTCCCTGAGCAATATCTGAGTCAAGGCTCTGTTTTAAAGTCTGTGCGTTGCTGACTGATCCATCTAAGGCAGTTTTTGTCTGCCCTGCAGTTGTGTTTGATGCGTCCAGGTTCTTTTTACTGGTGGCTGCCGTTTCAACTGCAGCATCCAGTTGGCTCTTGAGCGCCGTTCCCTGGGTGATGTCTGTATCAAGTCCCTGTTTTAACTCTTCTGCCTTTTTTACATCTGCTGCAAATGTCTGCTCTGTCTGTTCGTTCTTTGTTACTTTCTCCGCAATATCAGACTGTGCTGAAAGAATGTCAGCTTTAACCTGATTGTATTCATTGTTTTCGTCTGATACTTCATTGATTGCCTTAACGATTGAATCACGGACGTCACGTCCTTTCTGAGCTTTTGCGATCTGATCCGTGTATTTCTTTACATTTGCCACTATTATTCCTCCTTACCGATAATGCGCTTTGAGTATTCCTTTGCTTTAAGATCTCTTACCTCTGCAAGAATAGATGTGAGCATATAATCCATTAATGAGGCAGGGATTCCACCCTGCGCCATTTCTTTAAATATCACGTTCCGAAGCTCTTCTGTTTTCTTATCCAGGATTGCTCCAAGAGGCAGTACTTCTGGGGTGTCCGATTCGGACACCTTTTTCTCTTCTGGTGTATCTTCTTTCATGCTTCTTTCTGTTTCTTTAGCTTCGCTCATTTCTTATCCCTCCCTATTTCAAATGTGCTGTTGCAATATATTCTTTAATTGCATCCAAGTGTCCCTGTACCTCTGTGTTCATCACCAGAAAGTTTCCTTTGTTATTCTGGCTAATAATGTTTCCTGTTTTTTCATCAACTTCGGAATAAGTAAATGCGATTCTGCTTCCCTCTCCGGTTGATAAATTCATAAAACTCGTCAGTACTTTTTTCATGCTGCTGCCTCCATCTGATTAATAATGGTTACTCTGTCATTTCCCAATTCAGTTTCATAATCTGGCTCGGATATTTCTATTTCTTCCGCTGTATAGTCAAGATCAAGTTCTTCAACTGCTCTGTCGTATGCTGTTTCGCTTGCATCTGCGAATCTCATGTGTTCATAATTTGTCTGCATTGCTTTTATCTCGAAGCTAAATTCTAGCCCCGGCGTTCCTTTTACCACAAAATGTGTTGGCGCTTTTTCTTCCACCCAACAGTCCCCATCACTTTCTTTCTGCAGAAATACATAATATGTAATCTCTGCATTTATGGATTCCTGGAAAATATCATCAAGATCAATCAGACAAGTCCCGTCGTCAGATATCGTTGCTTTTCCTATATCTCCAAAAATAGGTGATGCCATCTCATAACAATAAAACGCCTGCATTCCATAGTCTTTTGTGTCAAATATTCTTTTCTTAGTTCCTCTGACACTCAAGTCTGAAAGATCATTTCCGGATCCAATGTTATAGAAATGTCCTGACGCTTCGATATGTGAACTCGACTTTATCTTTCCTCTTGCAGTTATAGTTGACGATGATGAAATAGCGTTGAAGCTTGATGCTGTTGTGGCTGTTATTGATTGCGTCTTGATGCTGTCAAAATCACCATCACCGCAATCAATATCGCCAAACAGTGCTGTTGTAGTAGCACCTCCAATTACTACTGTATTTCTATTTGTTCCTTTGTGCGAAATATGATAAACCGAACCGTCTGATATTCTCATTTTCTTTTCAGACGAATTTATTTCCATTTTGTAGTTTCCTGTTGCATATGCATACAGGCTAGTCGAATCAATCCAAAATCCTCCTATTTTGCCGCTAATGCATTCCATTGAACCATCTGTTAAAATCTTAAAATAGCTGTTCGCCGTTACGATTCCGTTGAAATCTATTTTCGAAGCATTGATCTTTACTGACTGTGCGGTCTGATTTATTGATGATGCAATTTCTCCAGCGGATACTTTCGACTCTATTTCCGTCTCTGTCTGAGTGATTCGGGATCCGAGAGCGCTTTCTGCACCTTTTGCGCGAGAAACCTCTGACGTAATCGAGTTTTCTGCAACTGTAATCCTTGATATTGCAGTTTCGGCCGTACTTTTCGCTGTGTCAGCTGTATTCTTTGCAGTGTTTGCTGTTGTCTGTGCTGCATCCGCCTGAGCTTTTGCAACGCTTATATCCTGATCCTGGATTCTTTCCCAGGATGCTGTTTTGCTTCCTGATGTTGTTCCAGAACATTTCCACAACAGATTTATATTGTTTCCATAACTTCCATGGTTCGGGCTTTCCGGATATGTTCCTTTCGTCAGTTCAGTTGCAGTGTAGCTCGGCAGACTCTCAGCGGTTCCTGTTGCTTCTCCGGTTGCTCCGGAAACTGATGCTATAGTGAAGCCATAGAAACTGTCGCTTGAGCCGTCCGTATGCCAGTACACATAGAACTCTGCCGATGGGACGAAAACAGATGCACCAGCAATGTCAGTTCCTCCCAACTTTGCTGCAAGTTTCATCGTTCCGTTATCACTATAATAAATCTTTACATAATCGTAATTTACGTTTTCAGTTCTGGAGTTTGATGAAAACGTGATCTTTAATCCGGGAACCTTGTATGTGTATCTGTACGCATATCCGGTTGTGATATCATAGTAAATATCTCCTATGTGTAACGACTTTAAATTGTCACTTGTCCAGGATGATGCTGGTTCGTTTGATGTTGTCGGTATTTTACTCCCGTAGAAATTACCGTTTTTTTCCGACACTGCCTGGCGTACCGTAGTTACTTCAAGAGTGATATTATCTGTCGCCATTTTGATAGCTGCCGTCATTTGTTCTGTTGTGGAATAACTTTTCAGCTTTTCATCTGTATCGGCTTTTGCATTCTTCTCCGCATTATCTGCAGCTGTCTGGCCGGCTTTTACCGCGTCCGTGTACTTTTCTTCCAACTGTCCAGTTGTGGCGTACGTTTTAGATACTTCCAGCGTAATGCCGTCTGCTGCCTGGCTGATTGCACTATTCATTTCAACCGTTGTGGAATAGTTTTTCAGTTTTGTATCAGTGTCGTCTTTGGCATTTTTCTCTGCGGAGTCTGCCGCTTCCTGTCCCTCCTGAACTGCATCTGCATAGAGCTTGTTTGCCATTTCTTGTGTTGCATATGTTTTTGAGACCGTTGAAAGAATGCTTGTCTCAGTCATTGTAATCGCTGATCTGAGCTTTTCCTCTTCCCCTTTTGCTCTTGACACTTCTGCAGTTATAAGTCCCTCCTGGACCTCGATTTTGGAAAGCGCAGATTCTGCTGTACTCTGAGCTGCTTCAATGTCCTTATCTTTTACCCTTACCCATCCATACTCATTACTATCATTTTTCTGATACTGATAAGCATAGCCAGTTGTGGTATTGAAAAAGAGATCTCTTTCATGCTCCTGTCTCAATTCATCAGTTGTCCAGGCTGAGGCCGGATTGTTTCCGGAAGTAGGCTCATAATTTCCATACCAGTTTCCGGATTTTCTTTCTAACTGCTGCTCCAGACTTGATACAGAAAGAGTTATTTTCCCATCCATGGCTTCTATGGACGTTGTGACCTCTTTTAATATTGCTTTTTTATTTTCTGAGTCCCCGTCAGATATTTTTGTTTCAATGTAATTTTTACATTCTGTTGACAGGGCTTCTGTTTTAATTGAACCGGCAAGGATTCTCTCTCCCAGAATGGTTCCGTCTAAAGTCATGCCGACGGTATATGGACCGGCATAGCCATTGTGTGAACCTCCGATTCCGTTTTTATTTATCTGCAGTATATTTGTTGCCTGGTTTTTATCCGGTGCGTCCATGTACAGATCTCTGAGCCAGAGACCGTTTTCATCAAATTCGGTGAGCTTATATCCACCTTTCGCTCCCGTCATTTGCTTCGTAAGGTTATCAATTGCAGACTTCATCCATTCTGTCTGAACTCTGCCTGCGTCTGTTGTCTCTTGTCTGATCTGTGTGAATGTTCCGGATGTCTGATCTGTAAAAGACTGCTGCAGGTTTTCTCCAAGTGTCAGCTGCGCCTGATCTGGCTGTTGCAATGGTATTTTCATTTCCATAACTGGAAGAACTTTCTTCATTCCGTATGGAATCGCATTGCAAAGCACTCTGTCCCCTATGTCAAACGAATCGTAATCCTGTCCGAATAAAGACAGGTCTACGGCAGTCAGCGAAATAACAAGACTTTCATACTGGTTACTTGTCAGAAATTCCGTCGCTTTCTTTAACAGGTTTGCCGGAACTGATACGTCGTCCCATTTTTCTGTTCTCCATACCCATCCGAAATTTTCAACTGCTTCTTTACTGTATATGTAGTCTTTTCCATCATTTACTGATGTAATATCAACATTTTTTTCAAGTTGCTCAAATTCTGATGCGTTTTCATCTGTTTCCTGTTCGATTGCTGCCCCCAGCGGAATCAGAGCTGTGATAACATCATCTGCTGTCATTGTCTCTGAATAATCCATCAGGTTTTCTCCGAATTGTATAGGCTGTTCGCAATACTTTCCGTATTCCTGAATAGTCAGCCAGTCAAGATACAGTTTATCGTTCTCGTGCCTGAGTCGCAGGTATCCACCCAGGCGGTCAACTAATTTGTCTCGGATTGCTTCCAGCGTGTTCTCTCTGTCTGTAATTCTGTACAGGGAATCATTACTGTCATGGATCGTTACAACTCCTGTATATATTTTTTTTCTGTCTTCCACCTGATTATTGTGAAGTTGCAGCCATGCGTCTAACAGATCTCGTGGGGCTATATCATGCCATTCCTGCTGTGGCAGGATGCTGTCAGCAAGGAAAGACAATGCTCCGGTTGCTTTCACCGGTTGGTTCTTAAATCGGTCTTTCTCGCGTGTGCGGACTTCTCCGTAAAAAATTTCTGTATTTCCTCTGTATACAGAAACCATACTTTTTCTGTTGTGGATTTCCCCGTATAGCGGATTTAGCGGCGGAACCTTTAAAGTAAGTTCCCCCGCATATCCAGTCTGTAAATCCAGTTCCGGATTGATAACTGCTGCCTGCCGGTCACCTGGATAATACAGGACTTTCCCATCTAATTTAATTTTATAAATCACAATGATCCCCTCCTGTAAACAATATCCAGTGTTCCGGATCCGGAAAATTCCAGAGTTTCATCTGTTCCAAATACAACGATATCTGGGAATCTGTTTCTTCCAAGTGTCAATGTGTATGTCTCTCCGCATCCTGTAACTTTTAAACCTGCTGCGCCTATGCTTTTTACATTCAACACTGGCACAATTGCAATATCTCCGGCGTATACTGTGTATGATCCGGAGCCGGAAATTGTAATTCCGGCTCCCTGATCTATTACACCTGTTTCAAAATCAAATGGATCCCAGAGCCAGTCCTCTGTTGAATCTGCAAGTGAATATTTGTACGGGTTTGCCTTTGGAATGCTCAAATGAAATTGTCCCACCTCTCTGGAACGGTCAAAGTCTGTAATATATGCTCTGCCGGTCCAGAAATACGTCGGATCATTCGAAAACGTTACTCTCACATTCTTTCCATGCAGCTGTCCTCGAATGTTTGAGATAAAGCTGTCCCAATCTTCCCTTGGTTTCTTTCCCCCAAGCAAAATATCAATTTCTCTTGATTTATAGATTGTTCTTCCTGTTATCGCTTCCGATCCATCCAGAAATCCGTCTGCGCCTGGAATATCAATGTAATATGTTTCTACGTCCGGCTCTTTGATGTAATTGTTATTTCCAATCGCACATCCCCAGTCGTCCAGCGTATCAATGACTTTCCCTGTATTTTCAACTGTAATTGTTGCTTTTATTGTTAATACATTATTCATCTATACGCCGCCTCCTTTGCTATTCTTCCAAGCTCTGTATTTATTGCGGGTGCAAGTTTTCCAGCCCATTCTTTGTTGTCGAAATAGATTTCCTGTCCTGCGCTCATTACTTGGATCAGCTGTGCCAGCATTCCGGTTATTCCTGTAATATCTGTTTTGTTCAGATTATTAGCTGGTTTCATTGAGCTTGTGTCTAACTGCATATCCATCTGAACATCTTTCATTGCATCAGCAACAAGTCCCTGGCTCTTTTCAATTCCTGTCGCAAGACCTTTCATAAAGTCCGGCATCCATTCTTCATAGTAATGTAGCGGACCCTCATCCGGTCTTGAGAAATGCAGCCATGATCTGATTGTGTTGGCTACACTTGATACTGCATTCGTTACGTTACCTATGCAGCTGCGGATCCCGTTTGCGATTCCGTTCACGAAATCCTGCCCCCATCTGATCGCCTGTCCTGGCAGGCTTGTAATGTAACCGATTGCTCCGGAGAATCCATTCACGACTGCTGAATACACGCCAGACAGTGCGCTGGATATTCCTGATACTACGCTTCTGAATGTTTCTACTGCTGAGTCTTTCATGTTTCTCGCGTAGTCTATAACGGTTTCCTTGACATTCTGCCAGGTTTCCGAAGTGTTTGACCTGATATTGTCCCAGTATTCTGACGCATTCTCTTTCAGAGTCTGAATTGAGTCTGATGCTCTCTCTTTCAAATTTTCTGCCGCGTTTACAACAAAATTTTTGATTGATGTCCAGGCTTTTGACGCTGCCTGAGATACAGCGGTCCAGATCCGTGATAAGGTGTTCTTGAATCCTGTGAACATCGTTGTTACTGCAGTAACAAGTCCCTGCGCAAGTGTTGAAATTACCTGCTTGATACCGGTCCATATTGTCTTTGCAGCGTTCTGGATGTTTGTCCAGATGTTTGTTGCGTCTGTTTTTAACTTCTCGAAGTTTCCTGTTACCAGATCGATCAGTAAAATGACCGGCGCGAGAATTGTATTTTTCAGCAACTCCCAGGCGCCCTGTGCAATCGTTACAAGTCCCTGCCAGATGTTCTGCAGTGTATTAACTGCATTCTGCCATAGTGTTGTGATCGTTGTCACAATTCCGGATATAACCGGATTCTGCATCATTGTCGTCCAGATATTTGTAAAGAAATCCGAAACCTGCTGCCAGATGCCGGACCACCACGCTGGAATACCCGTAAAAAATGCAACAACGCTGTTCCATGCCTGCGGTATTGTTACGGTAAAAAAGTTTACGATTCCATTCCATATCTGCATGAAAAAGTTCGATAACTGCTGCCCGATGCCGGACCACCATTCCGGAACTCCTGCAAGAAATTCCATCAGTGTGCTCCACGCCTGCGGAATTGTGTCTGTAAAAAACGAAACGTTTTTTTGTACAACTGTATTTACCGCATCCCGGAACCGTTCGCATTTTGTGTACAGACACACTAATGCAGCTACGATA